ACTTTGTGTACTTGCCTTCAAAAACAACTGGTATAGTTACTGTACTGCCGTGTCTATTTTTTGCAATGATTAATTCTGCATCACTTTCAATATCGGTTTGTTCTGCCATATAATATTGTGGTCTAAAGGGAAACATAACAACATCTGCATCTTGTTCGATTGAACCACTTTCACGCAAATCAGATAACATTGGTCTTTTATCAGCACGTTGTTCTGAATTTCTATTTAATTGTGCCAAACAAATAACTGTAATACCCAATTCTTTTGCAATTATTTTTAAGTTGCGTGAAATTTCTGCAATCTCTTGTTCACGATTTGCTTTCGTTCCTTTTACCAGTTGCAAATAATCTATGATTAAAATGTTCAATCCGTGCTTTGCTTTGTGTAATTGTGCTTTTGCACGTATGTCGTTTATGCTACTCTTTGCATCGTCATCAACGTAAAAATCAGTAGTAAGTTCGTACAAGCTATTTGCAATGTGTTCGTGTTCGTTTACCTTTAAATTGCCACTACGAATTTTAAAGTTTTCTATATTTGCAAAGTAACTAATATAACGTTTGGCTAATTCTTCGCTGCTCATTTCAAGTGACATAAATAAAACCTTTGCCACTTGTGATGCCCCAATAGTTAACGACAATGCAATTGCAGTTTTACCACTACCTGGTCTACCAGCAATAATAATTAAATTGCCTTTATTCCATCCACCGATATACTTATCTAACATTTGCCAACCCGTAGTAAGTCCCATTAACTTTGTTCCACGTTTCATTTGTTCTTCAAGGTCATCAATTACCTTACCAGTTACTTTTGACATTGGCAATGGTTCTTTTTCTAAACTGATTTGTGCTTCGGTTGTAATTAAACTCAAATCTTTTAGTATCAAATCTAATTCTTTGTGTACGTCTAAATTTGCTATCTGTTGCACTAACTTATTTTTCTTATACATTATATCCAATTCAAATAGATAATGCTTTAAATCGGTGCTATGTGCGTAAGAATTGGTAAATTGTGATAATTCAAATGCCTTGCCTTTAAATTGACGTGATAAATTAAGTAAATCAATCGGTTGATTGTTTAAATAACATATCTGCATAAATGCAATTATTTCTGCATTCCACCCATCAAACCATTTGTGGTTTATTTTAGGTAAAAATACGTGTGTGTTTTTGTCCATCAAAAACGTGCCGATAATATAATGTTCTCTATTCATCTTCTAATGTTCCAAATTTAGGTTTGTTTGTTATAACTTGTGTTTGTTTATTGTAATCTTTACTATTCCAATTTCTTGCTGTTGCTTTCCAATCTTTTACTGCTGTCTTACCTCTCATCCATCCTACACTTTCATAATAGTCATAAAAGTTTTGTGCATTCATTTCAGGAAATTGTTTTTTTATTTCTTCAATTGTGGGTTTAATAAATACTTTAGTATTCTTTTTTTCTTCTTTTTGTTCTTCTTCTTCTTCTATTGGTGTCGTTTGATGTTCGTTTGCGTTTCGTTTGCGTTTCACTTGCGTTTCGTTTGCGTTTCGTTCACCCTGATAAGTTTCATACTTACAAACAGTTAACCGTGTCGTTATGTTGTCGCTTTCCAATACAATAATTGCATCACTTTGTAACGCATTCATAAAACGTCTAACCTTTGATTTATCCCAATTCCAACGATTACCCCAACTTTCCAGTGATAGTATGCTTTGACCTCTTTTAATGTCGTACAACTTGCCTTTAATCATTGCTTTTGCATCTGTAAAATTAACCATAATTAAAATGTCGTGCCACGCTTCAAACTTGCTAAATGTTCTTTTTTCGGTATAAAGCCAATGGTCTTTGATTGACCTATGAATTTTTATCCATCCACACATAATTTATTACTTTGCCTTTGGTGGATTATAATCATTGGAACTTAATACAATTTCTTTCAGTTCACAATCGTAAACATCAACTACTAAATTAAAATACATTAAATTTTCTAAAAGAATTTGAATTGTGTCAAAACTATTAGATTCTGCTATATCGTGAAATACTTTTCCCGAATAGATGGTATCTAAATAACCAGTTAATATATATCTTTTTTGCATAAAAAAAACCCATCAAATTTGCGGTAGTAAGAGTACACACAAACTCAACAGGTTAAATATTTTTTAAGTATCGGACTCTCTTACAATCCACTTAACAATACAAATATAGTTAATTATTTTGATTTTCCAAAAACAAACTTTTATTATTACTTTCAATAGCTTTTAAATATTGCACTTCAACTTTTGCCGTGTTAATGATTGATTCGCTAACAGTAGCAATTGCAAGTGCCGTGTTTATATCGATTTCCTTGTCTTTAAGCAACTCTATTGTTTCAAATAGGTGATTGCGTAGGTCTTGTATTTTGTTCTTTGTCATAGCGTTTAATTCGTTCTTTAATATTCTTGGTTAATTTTCTACGTAGTAAAGATAATTCACGTAGTTCATCAGGTAATTTGTTGTGTGGCTCACAACCTTTTTTAAACTCTGTTGCTGGTGATAAACGTATTCCAAACAATCCTTTATTCCAACTTGACATACCAGGTTTAAACTGCGTTTCTTTACTCTTTGCACTTGGTGTTGTAAAGAATTTAATTTTCTTTACACCTATTCTTATTGCCCTATCGTGTACACGTTGCCTATTGAATCCTAAATGTTCACACACTTCTTGGATTCTTTTGTACGGATAGTTTTCACGTAGGTAGTTGTCTTCTTCAATTGTCCATTGCTTTGCCATAACCTAACTCTTTTAAAACTTCAACTTCTTTTTCCATTCTCAATTGGTAAACTTTGCCACGAAGATTTGGAAAGTCACGTTGTAACTTTTGTCTTGAACGTCTAATTGATTCAGGAGATGTGACCATTCGACCAGCGATAGCGTTTAAAACATCGTAAACAGATTTTGCACCAAGTTCTGCAAGTTCTTCACGCCAAATATCGGCAATCAATAACGAATCATCGTCACGCATTTTAGTGCTGCTCTCAAGTCTTTTCTTGACTTGGTTTACTATTAGAAAACTTTTCATTTGTTACCTCCGTATGTTTCGTTGTAGTAATCTTGCCCATCATTAAATTCTTGATAGTGTTCTTGCCCATCATCCAAATCATTACCCGTTTGGATTGAACAATAGTAATTGTAATCACCATAATCAAACGCTTTGGCAATTTGCTCCTTCTCCATTTCTTTGGCTTTAGTTAAAATATCATTTGCATCTCTAAACTCTGATTTGCCATAAAGAAATTTTCCCATCTCAATATACAACCATTCTACTGCCGTTTGTTTTGTTTCGTTACTCATTTGTTACCTCCTTGTATTTTAATAATATTTTCAGTTATGTCTTTTAAAAGTTTAATTATGTACTCTTGATTATAGTAAATTAAACCGTGGTCTTTACCTACTGTCACATCATCAATGTCAATTTCTGTTTCTTTATGTTTTACTCTAATTTTCATTTGTGCCTCCGTATGTTTGTTTTTGTCCTTTATTTATCATTTTGTTGGGATCAACAAGATGATTGTATATTGATATCACTTCACCTTCATTTAATGGCAACAAAAATAAACTATTATGATATTTCGTAAGTATGCTAATTAATTGCATCCTCTCTTGTGCTTTGGCTTCCTCAATAACATCCCTTAACCCCTCTTGTTGAATTAATGGTAGTTGCTCTACTAACTTTTCCACTGCCGTTTGTTGTTTATCGTTACTCATTGTGTATATGTTACGATTGGATGTTGCCATGCTTGTTTACCACATTTTGCACATGGTAAAGTTTTAGAACTGTTACCATTTTGATATGTTTGAATTGGCTCAAATTTGCAAATGGTTGTTGTGGTTGAGTTGCTCTCATCAGTTACGGAAACAGAGTTGCTACCCCCCGTTAAATTGATTTTGTTTGTTTCGTTTTTCATAAGTCTTTATTATTGTCTTGCTTCAAGTTGTTCTACTATTCTATACTTTACTAATTCTAATGCTCTTTGATAGCCTTCAGCATATCCATCGGCATACTTATTCCCTTCACCACGCATTTTTTTATAAAAATCCATCTCCCCTTGTTCATAGCCATTACCATATGCAACATCTAATTTTTCTTCCTCGCTTGGCAAAGGATGTATAGGTGTTAAATTTTTAATGAATGTTTCTGCACATATAGTTTCTGCATAATGAAGTTTTAAAAACCCAACTATTTCTTCTTCAGTGTATAGTTTATTGTTTGTTTGTTTGTTTTTCATTCTTTTATCGTTTAAAAATTTAGTTAGTGTTTCAGTTGTTTCCTTAATTAATGCTTCGTCAAGTTTGTTTGCGAGTTTGGTTAAGTCAATCATTGTGTATTTCCTTGTATTTTATCACGCATCCATTTTGCACCTCTTTGAAATGCTTTGTATTGTAAAATGTTATTAATGGATTTGGGGTCGCCCAAAAATAAATCAACCGCCTCTTCGCTTATCTCCTCATCAGTTGGTAGTTCGATAAGGGTAGTCGGTTCGAGAGATGCAATAAATTCTATCATTTCTTTATTGAATGGTGCTCTACCTTCTTTGTGACAGATTCCAAAGCCAAAAGCAATTGCTTTAATTAAATCTTCTGATGTGTATAGTTTCATTTGTTACCTCCGTATGTTACTTCCCAATAATTTTATCAGACTACTTTGTTTATTGTTGCTCATTTACTATTTCAATTAATTTTTTAAGACAATTAAGTTCTGCTTCTTCGTAAGTGTTAAATTTATCAATGCTAAAATTAACAACTGAATAATATGCAATTCCTACATATTTTTCATTAATAATTTTAATTGTGCGATGACAATTGAACTTCTCTCTAAAGAATCTAAATGCTTGTTGATAAAGTGGTGCTAATACGGTGTATTCACCGTGTCTAACATACTCGGCTATATCTAACTTTTTACCTGCGTGATAGTAGGAAGCCAAACAAGGTTCATTAAAACCAAGTTGCTTTAACTCTAATGCAAGTTGGTACGGGACAAATTCTTTTTCCCATTTTGGAATATCGTTTACTTCAGGCATTGGTTTGTGTTCTACTTCTTCAAATTGTTGAACATTTTGATATGCAACCAGTACACACCATCCACAAAATGCAATGCTAACCATAGCACCGATAACTGCTAATCCATCCCAAAGCATCATAGTTCTTCTACGTTATAAAGCCCTACATAAGTAATGTCATCACAGTGACCGATTACAGCATCATTACCTTGATACTTTTTTGTTGTCTTGATGTTGCCAACTGTTGCGTCTAACATCTTAAATTGCACCCATTCAAAAGCATCTGCCATTGATGGGAATTGCTGAATAATTGTTGTTTTGTTTTCCATATCTTTAGTTATTGTTTAGCAAATATAATATACTTTTTCAATATAGCAAATTTATTTTATAAAAGTTTTGTGATTTCTTGCAGCAACTCATTTGCATAATAAAGTTTTTCATCAATAGTTTCTTTTACATCTTCACGTTCAATGTGCGAAATAAACAGCTTGTGTGTATCTGGCATTCGTTTGTCGTACGAAACAAAGTAACCAAACTCAACTGCACTTGCAATCATTCCAAGTTGCATCTGCCAATAGTAATCTGCATGAATTTTTCCTAAATCTTCAGCACATTTAATTGAACGATTCTTTAAATGTATGCCACTATTAAAAGGGTTTTTTATTTCGATTATACAAGTGCTACCAAGTGCATCAGGTGAATAACCTGAATACTCACCATACGGAATAAACGTGTAAGTTTCACCACCGTAGTAAGTGTAAAAATCATCCTGGTGTTGTTGGAAATATTCAAAAGCTTCTTTTTCGTTTTCAGTTCCCCACGTCAATGCCTCACCCCAAATTGGTTTACGTATACCAGTTAGTAGTTCACTTGCTTTTTCGTAGACAAATGACTTTGCAGTTTCGGAAAGATACTCCGATTTATTTCTAGGAGTACCCATTAGTTTGTGAATTTCACTTGCTGTGAATCTACCTTCACGTACACTTAACCATTCGCTTTCGTTATTTGTTAAAGTAATTTCCATTATGGTTCGTTAGTTATTTCAATTGTTTTGATGTAGTTGTAATCTTTTCTATGCGCCAATGCTGATTCTTTTGTTGGGTGAAGCCTACTTGTATAAACTTGAAATTCATCTGTATTATCTTTGCTTTCATAAACATTTACCCAAACTGATTTTTTTTCAGGTGCCATAAATAGGTCTTTGTCGTGTATAGAATCTCTGCTATATTTCCCATTAATGTCATATGACCTAAAATCACCTTCCAATATTCCTATTAAACACCAAGCTCTGCCAGTTTCAAATTTAGTCAATTGAGTAACTTCTCTGCCATCCCTTGTTTGCACTGGCTTTCCCGCCAATGCCTCTTCTAAATTAAATTCTTTCATATTATTTTCCATAGTTCTAAATCAAAGTTTCATTTTGCTGCTATAAGCAACTTTTTATTTTCTGCACTAATAGTGTATTTTCGTTCAATGTCTTCCATAAGTCCACCCGTTTGAAGATGTTCTTTTGCTTTTGACCAATTAGAATGCTTTGGTGTTAGTTCTTCTTTCTTTGGTGCTTGTGGCTTTGCTATATTGTTAGTTGCACTATTGCCATCGTCATCGGACTCATCGTCTATATTTAAGTTTAAAATAGATGTAATGCTATATCTACGGGCATAAGAAACACCAGACCCAATTTGTTGGGCATTGGTAGAATCTTTGCATACAATGTCGTACACACTTTCTAAAGTTTGTCCCGTTTCAATGTGGATTAACTTTGTAACTACACTATTGTTTACTACTGGCTGCACAATTAATAACCCGTTCTTTTTTAAGATAGGTGTAATAACTGTTAGAATGTGTGGTAAACTTGCATAGTTAACTTTGCGTTTAGCATCACTAAAAAATGGATTGTTAGAATCCTTTGAAATCTTCGGGCATTCCACCTGAAAATTGCTTACTGAATTAAATAGTTCTTTCATAGTTTTTTATCTGTTATTAATTTGTCAATAGCATCACACAAAGAAAATTGTGCAAAGTCCGTCATTACTCCCCACATAATGTGATTGCAATTTATACCATCTTCGTCTTGTTCGTAATGTGTAAACTCGTTAATCAAATCTTCTTCGTTTTCTATGAGTAAATCTTTTACCAATTCTTCGTCAAATTCGTAGTCGTTAAAACCATCAAAGAAATGTAATTTACCTTCGTAGAAATTTGCACTCATTTGCAACTTTTTCAAACGCACAACGTTTTCATCCATAAGATTAAATATTTCCCTCATTGATAATGTCGATTGCTGTGTTTAAAACTAAAAGTACCTTGGGTTGCATAACATCACCATTAAGGTATTTACGAACTGTTGGCATACTAATGCCAGTACGAGCAGAAACTTGGGAAACTATCCCGTGCTTCTTGTGTAACTTGATTTCTTTTACCACTTGTTGTATATCCATACCACAAATGTACAAAAGTATTTCAATATTACAAAATAATTTTACAAATAATTACTTAAAAAGATTTGCAGCAAAGTAGTCTGCTACGTTTTGAGATAACTCATTTAACCTACGTTGTGTTAAAGTAGGTTTGATAAATGGTCTTGCCTTTGTACCACGTGCATAAATGTTTTTACTTATTTTACGTGCTACTACACTTTCAATATTTTTATCAAATGCAGATTTAAACGCACCATATCTACGTTTTTCTTTCATCCATTGAATCAAAGATTTTGCAGATACCATTGTGCCTGGTTCTTGCCCATCTTCAACACTTGTCCAATAATCATTCATTGTGATTATTAGTTTTTCGCCTTTAGATGTTGGTTCAATTTTGGGTTCTATGTTGGCACTTAAAGAACCACTTGCATTTGATTTGTTTGATTTTAACTTTCTACGTAGGGCAGCAATTAACTTGTTCCCCCATTCTTGGATAATAGCATTAACACCACCGCTTTGTATTTCTTCGGTGATGTTTTGTACTCCTAATCCTTTAAGAAAGTCGGGTTCTTTAGCCATTAGTATTGCAAATCAAAATCTATAATTTCACCATCCTTAAAATGGGTAATAACTTTTAACCAATATGCTTTAGGTACTACTTGACAACCAGCACTCCAATTATCTATTAAATTACCTAAACCAGCTTGGTGAAAGTTTATACCAAACAATCCCTTTTGAATTACTTTTTCGTCTAACACAGCATCTTTATTTCCGTCACGAAATATTTGAATAGGTTGAATTTGTTGAAAGTATGGCATACCTAACCACAAAGATTTCCAATTTGCAGACGTTTTGAATTGATGTGAACCTTTTACATATTGTGCAGCAGCAATTGCCGTGCCAGTTACACCACCATAGGTAATAGGGTTTTGTATGTAGTGTTTTCCCGCAGTAGTTGAACACGGAAATACTTCTGCAACTTCATTGTTTACCCATAAAACCCCAAAATCGTCAAAAGTATTGGTTAGTTTTTTATCACATCGAACCCAAGTTATCCCTTTAGTTTGACGAAATACATACTTTTTTATTTCTACTTTTGTTTTGTCTCCAATGATTCCGTCAACTACCAAGTTGCACCCGAACCTATTTAAGTATTGTTGTACTTGTTTCATAAAGATTCAATTAATTTGTTTAAATACCATTGTGCTTTTTGCAAATCTTCAACACCATTCTTTCTGTCATATCTCCAAATATACTTCATTACATTGCCTTTTAAATACCCACGAAATGCTTCTTTTGTCATTGCAGATTCTATTGCTGCTACACATTCAATAGCACCCTGATAGTGCGCTGGTTTATTTACTTTATCCATTTGTTACAAAACTCGTTAAAATCCAAATCAATTACAAATGTGTGACCACTTATATAATGTACTTCAGTATAATCCCAATGTTGGTTGGCTGCAATGATATAACCCGTGTCCAAAATTGCTTCTTCTAAAAACTCACAAGATTGTTCTTTATCTTCGTAAACTGAATCTGCAAGTATAACGATATTACATTTGATTTTAGGCACGATAAGTAAATGCGTTTATTTTACAACTTGCTATGCCATCTACCATTTTGCGTTCGGGACACATTTCTAACCAACGACCACCTAAAGGTTTAGGGGTTGCACCTCTTTCTACGTGCCATCCACCAAGTCCACTATTGTATTCTTCTTTATACGTTGCAGTACGAACCATTAAAATGTTACGAAGTTCAATAGTGTATTGTTTCGTTAATAATTCATTTGTGTAAACTACTTCGTTGCATTCGTGTACGTGTCCCATCCAAATCAAATCTGCACCTTCTACAAATGAAGACATCCTATTGAATTGAATTACACCACGTGTTACTGGTCCACCACCCCCACTACCGTGAAAGTATTTTATTTTAAACGTTCTACGAATAACTTTGCCATCTAAAAAATTGTAAACTATCCAACCACCATAACCACCAGCTTCTATTTCAGTTTTACATTCCCTATTTAAACCAAAAACAAAACGTTGTATAACGTCTGTTTCTTGTCTTTTAATAATGTTCGTTTCGTGATTACCATAACCCACAACTTTGATAATATGTGCGTATGGTTTAAACCATTCAATTGCATCGTTTACAACAGCATCTAAATAGTTGTTAACGTTGTGTTCAGGTCGTATGTCCGATTTACTTTTACGGGGATCGTATGCACCTTGCATCAAACAAAATGTATCTCCGTTTAAATGTACATCATTACCACCAGCAAGTGCTAAATCTAAATGCTTTTTCAATAGTACTCTATCACATTTGGGGTTGTCCCAATGCAAATCCGAGAGTAAAAGTATCTTTTTGTTTTCAAAAGGTACTACAAATTTATGTACGTTGTTTTTCATTTGAAGATGTAAAATATTGTCACAATTATTGCATAAAAAGTGACAGTTAAAAAACGTTCTTTGATTACCCT